GAATATTTAAACAATAAAATTAATACATATATTTCAACTAGATGAAAAACTTAGGAGTAGACGTAATATACATATTAAATAGAGCACAAGATTACATCCGTAAAGAAACATTACTTGAAGAATTAAAGTTTATACCAGGATTAAATTTTGAAATAATAAAAGCTGTAACCGGAGAGACATTACCCTCAATTCCGGATTTGATTAAACAAAAAACACTGTTCCCCGTCTTCACAGATCCGGTCGGGCTGTTAACAAGAAATATTATTGCAACTGCTCTAACACATCAAAAAGCTTACAATACATTTTTATCCTCTAATTATAATTCCTGTTTAATATTAGAAGACGATGCACGTTTTACTAAAAAATTCTACAAGTATATATACAACGGTGAGCTTGAAAAAATAAACAACGACATAGAAAAATCAGATTACGACATAATATATTGGGGACGTTCAAACTATGCTGATGAAAGGAAAATAGCGCATACAGGAAAATACTCTGAATATTTAAATCACACAGAATTAAATATAGACTACTACGGTGCACATGCTTATCAAGTAAGTAAACAAGGAGCTGCAAAGATTATGCATCAAGCACTTCCTATCAAATTCCCAGCAGACGTTCTTTTAGAAAGTCTTGACTTAAACGTATATTCACCTGATTATTCAATGGTAATACAGAATGCAGGCCCAGTCACACAGGGAGTAGCACATAGATTAATGGATACACTTAGGACAATAGGAGAAGAATCTGATTCATTACAGAGTAGCACTAAAGAAGATTTTGATTTTAAATATAGTAAGAGAGATAAAGGTAGATATACAAAACAAGTAAAAGAATGCAGGGTGTACGCAGATATCCCCGTAGAGAAGATAACATTTCAAAATAGAAAATTACCAAACGGTAAAATAGTGGAAAACTGGGCGAGTATACATTTAAAAAAAGATTAAACTATTTATAACAATAAAACACAGTAACATGGCAGTAACATATACATGGATTATAGACGAATTAGAAGTCTTCCCTACAGGTTCAGATATACAAACCCCTATTAACACAGAACTTGACGTAGTTCATACCGTAAGGTATAGCTTAGTATGTTCAGATGGTGAAGAAGAAATGTCGCAAAAATACATTCACAGTGATACGATTACTATGAATACAGATAACTTATCTTCATTTGCTAGTTTTGATAGTTTAGATAGTGATACGGTTCTTGGTTGGGTAACTGAATCTATCAATAATAACAGTCCTTTTGAAGACCCTATTAACTATCTTAAATCTTGCGTTTCAAAAAGTTTAGCAGATATAGTAAATCCTCCAACAGTAGTAAAAAAATTAAACTAAAGTTGTTTTGTAAGATATTTATTCTTATATTACAATATATTAATCGATTAATTAAAATTAAAAATTATGGCAAATCAAAAGTTAGCTCAAGAGGAGCTTGACCAGTTACAAGAACTTCAGCAGAAGAATGCTGCATTGGTTCAGGAATTAGGAACGATTTCTTTAGCAGAAATTAATCTTGAGGAAAGAAAAGACAAAGCAGAAGCATTTTTAGCTGATCTAAGACAATCAGAAACTGATTTAGTAAAATCGTTAGAGGATACTTACGGTATTGGTTCTATTGACTTACAAGCTGGTGAGTTCATTCCTGCACCAAAATCTGAGGAAGAATCCTCAGAAGATGTAGAAAAACCAGAGGTTGTAGAAGCAAAATAAGAAAAAACTTTTACATACTTAAAAGGAAGGAGGGTTTTACATCCTCCTTTCCTATTTATATAGGAGAAGTAAAACTTATTTTTACTGTACTGTTTTACATTCCTGAATGATATTTATAATAAATTAAAAATAAAATAGACCAACATGGCAGAATCAATCATCTCCCCAGGTGTATTTGCGAGAGAAAATGACATCTCTTTTATCTCCCCTGCTCCTGTAGAAGCTGGTGCAGCAATCATCGGACCAACAGTGAAAGGACCAGTAGAGGAACCTACTATTGTTACTTCTTATAATGAGTACGCTAGAAAGTTCGGAGAGACATTTACTTCTGGATCAACTAAACAAGAATTCTTAACTTCAATTGGAGTTAAAAACTACTTCCAACAAGGAGGAGGCTCAGTATTAGTAACCAGAGTAGTAACAGGATCATTTACAACCGCAACTACCACACACGTTTCATCATCAGCAAATGGAAGTGTACAACCTTTTGTTCTTAAGACACTAGGGAAAGGGGCAATATTTAATGCTTCAACAGGAGTAACAGTTCCTGGAGTAGAGATTGCTGGTAGCGGCGGAGTATTATCCTCTGGATCAAGAGACAACATTAGATGGGAAGTACAAAACGTAGATAACAAAAAAGGTACATTTACTCTTCTAGTAAGAAGAGGAGACGATAGCCATAGTAATAAAGTTATCTTAGAAACGTTCAACAACATTTCACTAGACCCTGATTCTTCTAATTACATTGAAACAGTAATTGGAACTCAATATAAGTCTAAAGCTACAGACGGAAGTAAGACCTATATTAAAACCTTTGGTGATTATGTAAATAAATCTAACTTTATATATGTAGCATCAGTTGGTTCTCAAACTACTCAGTACCTTCTTAACGACGGTATATCAGTAGGAGTAAATGGAGCAGGAACTTCTTATTCTGGATCTCTTCCAAAAGTAGAGTCTGGATCTTTCCATGGAGCAACTGGAGAAAATGCTGTTGCCGCAGCAAACTATTTCGGTGCTATATCTAATACAAACTCACAAGGATTAACATCAGGTAATTATACAGATGCAGTTTCTATTTTAGATAATAAAGATGAATATATTTTCAATATTATATCAACACCAGGTTTAATCTACAAAAACGCAGATCAAGCAGGAGTATTAAACAGTGTAATAACACTAGCGGAATCTAGAGGTGACTGTATTGCCGTAGTAGATTTAGATAATCACGGATCCACAGTAAATTCCGTAACAGGAACAGCAACATCATTAAATAGTTCATACGCAGCATCTTATTGGCCATGGGTTCAAGTAGTATCTGCAACAGGTAGAAATTTATTCGTTCCTTCTTCTTGTGTAATACCAGGAGTATATGCATTTACAGATAATAGTTCAGCACCATGGTTCGCACCAGCTGGATTAGTAAGAGGTGGAATCGTAGGAGTAATTCAAGCAGAACAAAAACTAACAAGAGGTCAAAGAGACTTATTGTATGATGGTAAAGTTAACCCAATTGCTACTTTCCCTGGACAAGGTATTGCAGTATTTGGACAAAAGACTTTACAGACTAAAGCATCAGCTTTAGATAGAGTAAACGTAAGAAGATTATTAATCGAGCTTAAGAAGTTCTTAGGAGATCAAGCTAGAAACTTAGTATTTGAACAAAATACAGTAGCAACTAGAAACAGATTTTTATCTATAGTAAATCCATACTTAGAATCAGTAGTACAGAGACAAGGTCTTTATACTTTTAGAGTAGTAATGGATGACACAAACAACACCGCAGATGTTGTAGACAGAAATCAATTGATAGGTCAAATATTTATTCAGCCAGCTAAAACTGCAGAATTTATTGTACTTGACTTTACAGTTGAGCCAACTGGAGCAACATTTAATGGATAATTTTTAATTAACGATATTTATAATAAAGTAAATACAACATGGCAGTATTAGATCCAAACGAAATTATGTTTAAGGCCTTTGAACCAAAGGTGCAGAACAGATTTGTAATGCTTATCGATAACATTCCTTCCTTTATGGTAAAGAATGTAAAGGCTCCTACCTTTACCGATAACGTTATAAAATTAGACCACATCAATTCATATAGAAAAATTAGAGGAAAAAGAGAATGGGACGATATGACCATGACACTTTACGATCCAGTAACTCCAAGTGGAGCTCAAGCAGTAATGGAATGGGCAAGACAGGGTTACGAATCAGTAACTGGTAGAGCAGGGTATTCTGATTTCTATAAGAAAGATTTAACTCTAAATATATTAGGACCTGTAGGAGACATTGTAGGAGAATGGATCGTTAAAGGTGCTATACTAACAAACGGAGACTTCGGTCAATATGACTGGACATCTGATGAAGCTGTTGAAATCAGCATTACAGTAGCAATGGACTACTGCGTATTAAATTACTAATACACACACCTACCTCTTTAAATTAATTAACCCGG